GCTCGACCTTGCCGGTGTCCTTGCGCTTGATTTCAACGGTGAGGCGCAGCTCACCTATTTGACCACTGAGTTCAGGCATCATTCAATGCCGACGACGCGGCCCTTTTCGCGCACCACGCGCTTGGGCTTGCTGAGTGCTTCAATGGCCTTGTCAGTGTTGCGGCTGCTCGCTTCAGCAAACTGCCCGATGGCCTCGCTCATTTTGCCCACCGCCTCGCCGATCACGGCGACCGTTTGCCCAATGCCTGCCACGGCCTGCTGCATGACCTCCGACGCCTGCACCATGCTGTCGTTTGCCTGGCGCTCGGCGCGTAGCTGCTCAATCTGACCATCGGTTGCTTCGACCCTGTTTCGGCGCAGTTGGTTCTCCAACATCATCGCCTCGATCTCAAGCGCTGTTTTCTGGTCAACCTGCGGCGTGGCCTGCATAGCACCGCTCTGCGGCTGCATCGCACCCCCAACTTCGCCGCCGACCTTGGCCAGCGTCTCCAGCGTCTTGGCTTCCGTCAGCGCCGTCTCAGCCCCGGTCTTCACTGCATCGGCTCTGGCTTTGTCCGCTTCAGCCATTGCCTTTTCAGCAGCAGCCTCGACAAACACAGCGTTCGGATCAGGCTGCGCGTTCTGAGCAGCAGCGGCCATCTCCTCGGCTTCCTCGGGCGTGGGCTGCATGATGCCAGCCTGAACCATTTGCTTGCGGAAGTAGGCGCGAACGTCGCTGATGCCCTCACCCTCCATGTTCTGGAAGGTCATTGCCAGCAGCACCTGTTGGGTCTGCGGATCTTGCGTGAGTTGCAGCATGCCCAGCAGCGAGCGAACCGTAGCCGAGCGCTGGCTGCTCGACGATGGGCCGACAGTGGACACCACGTCGAACTTTGCCTGGGAGAGGTCGTTCTCCATGACCAGCTCGCCGTTGCGATCCAACGTCGGGCGCATCAGCTCAACCGACTCGACCTCGTTCTGAGGCCCGACGCCCTTCATGCGACGTTTGGACTCCACGTAGACCTCGCGGGCCATCGACAGCCAGATCTCACCGCTGCGCTGCACACCCTTGTTGTAGTTGCTCATGTACAGAAACGCCTGCATGTCCAGACGTTGCTGCACCATCTCCACGGCCTTGCCGCTGATGTTGCTGACGATCTTGTCGCCGTTCTGCTGGTTGCCCAGAATGTCCGAAATATCAGCTTCGGTCAGTTGCAACAGCGCCGCCATCGCAGGCGGGATCTCGGGACTCTTGGTGTAGGCAACCGGCCCGGCCACCTGCTGGCTGCCATCTGCGCCCGTGATGGGGTTCACCAGCAGATACGGGTAGTTCTTGAGGTTGTCCTCGGCCCACATGACCTGATGGCCGGCGACCTGCTCAGGCACTAGGATCGGCTTTTCGACGCTCGACAGCGCACTGATCTCGCCGAGCTTGGACAACTGCATGTTCTTCAGGCGCTGCGCATCCTTGGCGAAGCGCACCACACCTGAGCAACGCTCAATGTTGTCGATGAACCAGCGCTTGCCATAGATCGGCACGATGGGGATGCAGTTGCCGGCGATGTAGCCAGCGTCATCCAACACCTTGCCACCGGACATGATGTACTTGTGGACCTTCTTGCGCTTGACCTTCTTCTGGCGCACCTCGATGCTGCCAATCGCCGACAGCGTGGCCTCCAACTCGGGGTCGTTCTCGAAGTCAAACTCGCTGTACCGCTCCTCGGTGCCGTCGATGGCCTGGAAGACGCGGATTGTCTCTGGCTTGTACTCGACGCGGTAGTACTCGGCCACGAACACCACATCTGGTGTGCACCAGTCAAACTCGTACTGGTGGATCTCCTTGGGCCATGTAGTCGGATCGTCCCCGTACTCAGCCTTGTAGGCGTCGCGGGTCATGCTGGTCAGCACGAAGCATCGCTTGGCGTCTGCTTTGTCCTGGCGCTTGGCGTCGAGGTCGAAGAACACGCTGCTGTCGGCGTCGAAGATCGGCTCGATGTAGATGCGCTGATGATCGGTCTCGTCGTCTTCCTCGTCTTCGTAGGCCGTGCGCAGACGCCAGGCGCCAAACCCACCCGTGATCGCTTCGTCGAAGGCGTTGTCGTATGCCTCGTTGGCGGTGCTGTCCTGCTCGTCGGCGCGGTAGAGTTTGTTGCAGGTGTCGGCCAGGCTTGTCGCGTCGGTGCCGTCCTTGCTGATGAAGTCCACCGTGACGCGGTTGTTGCGATACTCGTTGATGATCCGAGTAATAGCCAGGGCGATCTTGTTGACCTCGAACCGCGGCTTGTTCTCAAACTGATCGCCAAGCGGGCCTTCCCATGTGGCACCCGAAATAGTGGCGAATCGTCTGTCTTGCAAACACTGCAGCCGCTCGTCACGAACCGCGGTTTGGATGTTGTCGAACTCCCGCAGTGCTTCCTGATGAATAGTCGAGAGGCGCTGATCATTCGAGATGCGTGCCATGTCAGGCCCTTTGCTGAGTGCCCCAGAAGTTTACAACCGGCTTGGCATAGTACGAAGGTGCGGCTGCAGAGTATGACATGCCACTCGCGTCGGTGTTGACCGGGAACGCGAAGGTAACGGCGATGGCGTCGGCCGCGTCGGGTGAGGCGAGTCCTCGGGCCTTCATCTCCTTCTTCGACTCCAGGAACAGTTTACCCGAGGAGTCGGGCTTGACTCGCGGGCCTACAAGGTCGTCACGCAACTGCTTGTCCTGTGGAACGCTGGCTGTTTTGAGCCACTCCTTGACCGCACCCCACATCTCTGAGCGTCGGTTGCCCCAGGTAATGGGACGCAGCGCCTTCCAGCCGAAGTTCACACCGCGCACCTTGTAACGCTGCTCGTTGAGTCTGTCAAGGATGCCGTAGCCCAGGCCACCCTCGTCGATGACGGTCATGGCCGGCCGGTACTGCTCGATGGCGGCGATGACGTGTCCGACCACCGTCATGGTGTCGTCGCCCTTGTAGCGCAGGATCCGCGTGATGTCCCGCCCCTGGCGCACGACGATGACGGTCGAGTCGGCCCCGCCCCGGGCTGGGTCCACGCCGATGATGATCGGTGCGCTCATGTCCTTGTGCGGCGGCCGGCGCATGGCCTCGTCCACCAGCGCCAGGTTGATGAACTGGTCGTCCCCGGTCGATGGGAACTCACCGTAGACCTCGATGCGCGCCTCGCGGCTGTCCTCACCGTACTCGGCGATGATCTGCTCGTAGACGCCCTTGTCGGTGCCCTCGACTGTGCGAGCGTCGATGTTGCGCGTGACCCAGAAGTCCCGCTTGCCGTTGAAGCACTCGTAGAAGTACCCGGTGTTGCGCCGCGGGTTGCTGAATGCGAGCCAGTACCGGTCGACGATGGGCTCGGTGAAGAAGCCCGCGGCCACTGACCAGATCCCGTCCGGAATGCCGCTCGCCTCGTCGAAGATGACCATCATGCCGTCCTGGTTGTGCACCCCGGCGTAAGCATCTGGGTTCTCCTCCGACCACAGCTTCCCCTCGGCGCCCCAGTAACGAGTGCCCTTCTTGAGGTCCCGCTCGACCAGCGTGGTCATCCACGCCGCGGGTACGAGTTTGGTCGCCGACGGCTCCCACCAGTGGGCGTTGATGACCATCGTGGCCCACTTGGTCAGCTCGCCCCAGGTCACGTTGCGCAACTGGCTCTCGCTGTTGGCCGAGACGATGACGGTCGATCCGATGCGAGTGGTGAGCATCCACAGGATGAGCCACGACACCAGCGCACTCTTCCCGATCCCCCGCCCCGAGGCCACCGCCGCACGCAGGGCCTGCAGCACGGCGTCCGGTGACCGGTTCTCCCGGATGTGCTTGGTGATCGTCCTGAGCACGTCCCTCTGCCAGCGGCGCGGTCCGCTGAACCGCTCCAGCGGGGTGTTCTTCTGCCCCCACGGGAACGCGAACAGCACGAACGCCTCGGGGTCATCGACGATGGTCTGCGACCACAACTGAGACATGAGCATCTGCTCATCGTCGGGCGCGTAACGCGGCTGCTGTGCCATCAGTCGTTGCTGTCGTTGTGTTCAATCATCGGCGTGTCCACCCCGTCGTCGATGTCCACCGTCGTCACGTCCGTCAGCAGCCGGGAGCGTGCCTGCTCCAGCGCTGCGGTGATGCTGATCGACTGGTTGACCTCTACCTGCTTGATGTCGCCGTACTGCTTGCGATTGTCAGCGCCCATGAGCCACTTGTAGGTGTCGATCTTGAGCTTGGACCGCGCTACGTCCTCGACGCTGTCCTCAGCCTCGGCAATCTCGACAATGCGTCCCGCCCACCACTCCGTGCGAAGCTCCTTCGCCTCCTTGTAGCGTTCGTAACGCTGGGGATCACGCTTGATCCACCTCCAGAAGGCGTCGTATTCGATGTCGCGCAGATCGTCCCTGACGATGGCGTTGAGCGAGCGCCCCTTGGTCATCTCCGTCAACACACGCTCGAACATGGCCGCGAACGAGGCATCGAGGAGCGCACGGGTGGCTCGACGATGTTCTGCCGGACTGATGTCGAGTGGTGGCGTCTGCATTGCGACGCTGTGACTGGTGGCGGCTGGTGCCAGCCAGTCGGGGATAGACGGCTGAGCGAGGGCCTGGGTTTGCTGCTCCATGCGGGGATGGTATCACGATGGTTGGTCGAGTTGGTAGCCTTGGTTGATGTGTCGCAGTGTCACTGGTGGGGATGGGGGCAATGAGTCAATGGATAAATTATAAAAATGTGCGCTGAAAAAATTGTGCGCGGGTCCTACGTTTTTGGTCACTGCCCCGCCGCCCATCGTTGGGGTACCCCCAGCATCCTTGATCCACCGGGCCATCGTCCAGGCCGCAGCTCGTCGCATCCAGGGCGCCAATGGATCAATGGCGCAGGGATCAGGCGCAGCATTGGCGCATTGGCGCAGCATTGGCGCATTGGCGCAGGGATAGTGTGTCAATGGGTTCGGTTCGAGTGCCTGCGACACTACGACTTTGATAGTTGAGAATTAAGGGTTGGACGATTGTTTCATCAATCATATCTCCCCCCCCCACCCCGACTCTAGTCACATTGTCGCAGGTTGCACCGGGTCAATCCGCCCTTGTCAGTCAATGACGCAAAAAGATGTTGCACTCGTT